GGATTGAGTATGTTCAGAGGGGGCTTGAACTTTAATATCTGATTGTTGAAGGAATGTTTCTATGATATTAACTTTATTATTTAGAGTGTTTATCCTAGTGTTTAGTGAATGAACATATCTATATACGGAAAAAGCAATCATAATAAATAAGACAGTTTCACATAACATAAAAATTTGATTATGATTTAATTTTAACATTTTAATATATTTAAGATTTATTTAAATAATAATATTTATTTAAAAGAGACATTTGAAGTTCCATCCAAGTTGTTTAAAGAGTTCTTTACATACGTCATCATGGAATGTTTGTCTATCGGTTGTTTTGAGTATATTGAAGTCTTCTTTATTACAACGATATTTATGTCTAATAAGTAATTGATATAGGACGTATTGGCTATTGATGAATGATTTTCTTTCTACGGTTTGATTATTTTTAAAAACTCTATCGTAAGTTTGAGTAAGAAGATCGAAATCTTGTATTAGTTTTCGTTCAAGATGTGATATATCATTGGTTTTTTTTCCTGTAATATTATGATATATAAGATTTATATCTTCATAATGTTTAGAGTGTTTAGTTTCTTTTAGAAATAAATGGATATGTTTCTTTGTTATATTTTTATATCTTTCTTCTTTAGGAGTATCTTCGTTTCCTATTAATAAGTGATTTAATTCAAACTGTGTAGTTAAATCGTCATAAACTTTTTGTTTAATATTAACTTGTTGTTTACCTTGGAATTGGTTAATACAGTCTTTAAAATGTGTTTTTCGATTGTATGTATATTTAGGTATGATATTGATACGTTCGGAGTCTTTGAAGGATGAGTTTTGTATTAGGATATTAAGTGATAGACCGCAGTTTTTACAAATGATATGATTATCTAGGTTATCGAATGATTCTGTATTACAGTTAATGCATTGTTTGATGTTATTATTATATAGAACTTTAGTGTTATAGTTATTATAAATGTTAATATAATCTTGGATTATTTTTTGATTGTATTGATTGTTAGATGAAACTTTATTATTCATGAAATTTATGGTAATAGGTTTATTAATATTAATGGTATATTGATCTATGATATTTGAGGTTTCCATAATATAATAGTTTTTAGATCTTTCATTTTCTATATCGTCTATGAAGTCTTTTAAGGAATTTATTTGTTTATTAAGTTTTTTTTTAGTAGTGTCAGGTAAATTATCATTAATAAGCTTATTAAGAATTTCTAATTCTTGTTTGTATTTATTTACATTTTTTTTATATTCGTCATACATTTTCAATAATTTATTATGTAATGATAATATATCTATGTTATTACTCATTTCATATAAAAAATGTTTTTTCTTAAATGTATAATATATATAACAAATAAAAAATTTTAATTTAAAAAAATTTTCTCCACTATAATAAATGACGACTACTCGCACAACTAATGTAACTGCTGCCTTTATTGACTTGGCTACTTTTGAACTTTTGGAATCTAGTTTATATGGTGGAAATGATGCCATCACTTACTTCGTCCGTGAAGTTCAGAAATGCACGTGGTTCTCTCAGATTCCCGTGAGACTCAGCAATCAGTCTGGCGCCCCTTCTTTTGGTGGTACTGCTAACTTTACCGTTTCTAGAGCGGCTGACTATCTTCTCAGCACTTGGCTCCGTGTCGAACTCCCTTCTATCTCCTATACTGGTTCGGATTACACCGGTGGTGTTTCGTGGACTCCTAATGTCGGTCACAACCTTATCAAGAAAGTTGATATCCTTTTCAACGACCTTGAGGTTCAGTCTATTACCAGTTTCGATCTTGACTGGTGGGCCGCCTTTATGTACCCATCTGGTAAGAAGGATGGTTACAACCAGATGATCGGTAATGTTTCCACTCTTGTTTCACCAAGTACAACCAAGAACGCTTACACTATCAATGTTCCTATTCCCTTTTTCTACACTCGTGATAGTGGTGTGGCTCTTCCTACTGCCGCCCTTCCTTACAATGACATCAAACTGAAGTTTGAACTTAGGGATCTTAAGGATATTCTTGTCGGCTGGAGTTCCACTGGCCTTTCAAGTACTCCCGTTACTGCTGCTATGACTACAACTAGTGGTGACTTCGGACTTGGTGCCGCTAACCTTACCGATACCACTTGTGAGTGCTGGTGCAACTACGTTGTCGTGTCCAACGACGAGCGTAGTAAGATGGGTGCCGGTCCCCGTGACATCGTTGTCGAGCAATACCAAAAAGCCGACGTTCCCGCCGCTGCACACACAGCCTCAAGCACTGTTGATAAACAGTTCTCCTTTAACCACACCGTTAAAATGCTTGTCTGGGCCTTCAAGAACAGCACAAACGCCGTTAGCCACGGATACCATTCCAACTACACTGTCTCTGATCCTGATGTCAACAGTGGTTTTGTTCTTAACGGTAAGGAGCCCCTTGCCCAAGCTACTCTCAAATACGATAACACTGAGAGGTTTACGCTCAACAACGACTACTTCCAGCTTGTCCAGCCCTTCTACCACGCTTCCCAAATTCCCTCTGGCAACTGCGGTGCCTCACCAGTTGGTCTCAATATGTACTCGTATGCTCTCAATCCTATGAGTAGTGACCCAAGTGGATCTACCAACTACGGTAAGCTCACTAACGTCGCCCTTAGACTTGCAACTTCGGCTGCTGTTAAGGATTCCAACTCCACCGATAACCAGCTTCTCATCCGTGGTCTTAACTTCAACATTGTCCGCATTTCTGGTGGTGCCCTTGGCTTCCCCGTCCTCTAAATTATTATCTATTATCAATTATTTTTTATTATACAAATATAATAAAAGAATCAAGGTTTACCACAATTACTATTAAAAGCTCCCGGCCAAAAATCATTAGGTAATTTATTTAGTTGTCTAATAAACATTATATTATCTATCAATTCTTTATACATATCCTTAACAAACTGTGGATCTGCAGTACTATTAATATGTTTAGCATATTCATTGTTTTTATGTATATAATCAATAGTCATATACTTCTTACTATCCATATGCGATAATATAATATGACTACACATATATAACGTAGCAATATTCGCCTCTAATGATCCACATCTAGCAAATAACTCATGTTTTAACATATCGTAATTTACACTACCAGATAACTTTACAATATCGTTTAATTGTTTGGGCGTAATTGGTATTTTCAAATAACTATACACAAAATCTATATGTTCAGCAGGACATTTGTGACTAACCCTCTCATCTCTAATCTCAATCTTTTCATATATATTAGGTAATCCAGTTAATGCATCTAATCTTCCTTGTAACGAATTATTCCAAATCGCAATCCCACCTTGTGTATGACCTAACACATCTGAATTACCATACAATTCAACTAAATAATTGTAATAACTTGTTGGTTCTTCATGTTTCCAATTTACTAACATTTTCTCATGTCCGTATTGTTGGGAAGTGTGAGGAATATAGTGTCCAATAAAAGGTGGATAATCTTCTATTTCATATGCTTTATTAATAGATATATAACCTTCAGTTTTTCCAGGTTTTTTCTTAGGATTCATTCCATGTTTTTTGCCCATTTTTATAACTATTTATAAAAAAAAAATAATTTATAAAATTATGGAATTACCTAATATATCTCCAATTATATCAAAACTTTTTCCCACTAATGATATTGACGCATTCCAAAGAAATAATATTAATAATTGGATTTACAATAAATTCACTATATCTTCTCTCCAAAATATTCCCTGTAATATCATGCCTATAGTCCCTTCTTCCTTCCCTATCATCTTAAAACCTATTTATAACCTTACTGGTATGTCCAAAGACGTATATAAAGTGTCTTGTATCGAACATTTTAATACTTTAGATCATCACCAAGGTTTTTGGTCACCTTGTTTCGAAGGAGTACATAGAAGTACTGACTGTATCATTATTAATAGTAAATTAGTATGGACTTGTTGTTTTATAGGATACAAACTAGAAGGTGTTATTGGTGCATTTAATCATTGGGAATTGAATTGGGATAGTATACCAGATAAATTATTAGAGAGAATAAATTTGATTGTTAATAAATTGGATAATTATACAGGTATATTAAATGTTGAATCTATAGGAGATAATATTATTGAGTGTCATCTTAGACCGGGAGATATTTTATACCTTAATAACAAAATTATAACACAAATTGTAAATTTATATAAAAATGGTGAATGGAATTTACAAGATTATACAAAACAAACTCTACATTTAGTTCCAATATGGTATCAATATATTCAGGATCATACAAAAGACATAAAGGAAATATTAAGTAAATATAGTAATTTATACTATGAATATGATTATGATGAATTACCAGGACCACCATTTCTAAAGAGACAATGTCTAATGATTCATAAAGATCTAAATTTATTATTCAAAATTAGATCCGAAATATATGATTAACTACTTAAATTCATAGGTACAGGTGTATTTAACATAGCTTCACGTCTCTCTTTTTGTTCTTGTTTTCTTTTAATTTTTTTATATAAATTAGAATGTTCTTTTTCATATTCTTCATCTACTTTAAGTCTTATAAACATCCTAGATTGTATGTCGTCTGAATCCATAGGTACAATCATCTCTTTACTAATATTAGTATGACTTTCTATCAAATTACTATCTAAAACTAAAATAAAAAATATATTTGATCTAATAAAATGATTAATTATATCTTCGTTCCCGGAATACATTCCTAACTTTTCTTTTTTAGGATCATACTGTGGTTCAAATAAAACAAGTAAATCATCCATAGTCTTCCCTAGTACCATAAAATGACCTGGGCTATCAAACCTTTTTAAATCTAATAATATAGCATATCCAGGTTTCATTAAAGAATTTAATAAATTTAGATAATCATTCATATATGATTTTTTATAATCACCATTCGTAGTTATAAATGATTCACTTGGTATCCATTTAAAATTATGGTTGTAACCATATGCTTGTTGAAAATAGTAGATGATTTCCTGATCAGTAATTCCACCTCTTGAAGTTGTTTCATCTATCATCTTATCTATTATATGATTAGGTAATACATTTAGAAACGCAAGAGAACATATTGCACAATCAACTTTAGTTTTATGAGGACTTATGAACTTTCTCACATAACTTTCCGTTAAACGTCTTTGAAATCTATGTTTTCTACTCTTTCTCCTACTCTTTCTCTTCCTACTACTCTTTCTCTTCCTACTACTCTT